CTCCTTCTTGCCCTTTTGGGGGCGGTTACGCTGAAGATCAGCGGATTCTTTTGCCTTGGCAATATCGATGCCCATCCGCACTCCGTCTGCCTGCTGTTTCGCAGCCAAGCTAGCTTTGTGTTTCTGGATGTCTGCGCCCATTTTGGCGGCTTCGATCTGCTGACGGTTCGATATCTCAAGCTGACGAAGTTCGATCTCATCGGCTTTGAGCGCCGCGTCAATCTGCAACTCCTTCTCTTTACGCTGCTGCTCGGCCATTTTGACTTGAGCATCGATCTGCAACTTCTGTTGCTGGATCTGCAACTCTTGCTGACGAAGTTGAAGCTCCATCTGCTGCATCTGGATAACAGGGTCTTGCGCCTGTTGTTGAGCTTGGGCGGCTTGGGCCTCGGCTTGATCCTTCTGCAACAACTTGGCAGCGGCTGCGGCGGCAAGTTGAGATATCTGAACCTCGGCTGCTTCTGGCAGAAAGTTCTCGTCTTTCTCCGCATCGGGCATCGGCGGGAGATTTGCTCCCAACTGTTTCTCGATTTCCTTGCGGTATTGAAACGCTACGTGCTCCATGATGTGAGCAGCGCCAGCGGCCATGATGGATTGAGCCTGCGGGTTCTGACCCACAATCTGCATGATTTTCGGATCTTGCATGGCCATCATGTGAACCTGTAGATGCGCCTCGTGATCTTGATAGTAGAACGCCTTGACGGGTTTGCCGTTCAGGAGGTTCATGTTCTCAGTCACCGGGTCTACAGGCTTTTGATCATCAGTAGATGGAACAATCTTGTTAGCGTTCCTGACGCCCAAGGTCTCAATCATCTGCCGATGAAGATAGGGTAAATCGTAAATCTGGGGAGCAGACTGCGACAGTTGAAGCACTGCTTGGTACTGCACCACCTTCTGCGACATGGTTGCCGCATTCGGGTCGGACACCGGAAGGATGTCCACGTTATCGTAGTCGGACTTCTTGGCCTTGCGACCGCCGACTTCCGGCTCGTAGCTATACTCCTCTGGCGTATAGTCTCGGATGATCACGGCAAGGAGCTTGAACTCCTGCTTCATCGTGTAGTGGATGCGAGCCTGAACAGCCGACATCACCTTCAGCACACGCTCCAAGATGGCTAGTGTGGTACCAACTGGAGCCTGCGAGGACATATCGCTGACTTTGAGATCCGACACCGCAGCGAAGCGGCGTCCTTCCTCGACCACTCGATCCATCAACTGAGCGAGAGTCTGCGAGGGTTCCTTGTATGGCAGCGGGAGGATGTTGTCCTTGATCGCACCACTCGGTACGTCTACGTCTCGGAACTCTCCCGGAGCAATAGGCGTATCGTCTCCCTTAATTCGCAACCCGCGCGACTTGAGACCACCCGGAAGGTTGCTGAGTGTTCCTGCGTCGATAAGCTGGCGAAGAAGTGATGTAGCTGCCTTAGAGTGTCCGCCGATAAGGTGGATGAGACCAAAGTAGTAGAACCCGAAGCCGGGGATGTAACCATAATGAACAAAGTGCTGTCGCTTGGCTTTGAGTTCATCGTCTTCTTTCCAGTTCCTGCGAATGGCTAGGACTGTCCCCGTCCCCTTCTCAATCGTCACCACGTAAGGCAGTGCGATCCCCGTCTCACTGTTGTCATCGTCAACATCTGGGTAATCTTTCAGGTCAAGGTTCACGTGCATCTCAAGCAACTGGAACCGGTCGTCCATGCTTGCACTGAAGCCCTGATCTTCAGCCTTCTGCTTCTCCACCTCGTCCATGACGCGCATCGGTTCGCCAAGATCCACATCTCGGTAGAACCCAGCGTACTGAAGCTTCTTTAGCTCGTTCTTCGTCTTACGCATCCGGTGCGTAACACGCTCAGCCGATTCAATGTTGGCAGCGCCGTAGGGCACCACGATATCTTCAGCCGGAATGTAAACAGCTGTTTGTCGATCCAACGATGGGTCGAAGTAGACCTTCTTGAACGCGTTACCCGCGAGGGCCAGCGAGAGCAGGAGTCGTTCATGCTCCGGGCGATACTCCTTCATCTCCTCGGTCAGCTTGTAGTTCATGTCATCAGCAACACGAATGGCCGAGTCACGCTTCTCTGCCGTCTCCTTACCGATGATCTTGGTCTTGACCGGCCCCATCGCAGGGAAGGTCTCCATGATCGTCTCGGACTGGAACTTGACCGCGCTCTCCATCAAGAGCGGGTGGAACACACCACACGCACCCGGCCACGGCTCGGTACGATCCTCATAGCGAATGCCAAGAATCTTCAAACCTTTTACATACGTGTCGAGCCAGTCTTTGCGGGAGGAAAGATCCTGCTCATAGTCCCCTAGCAGCTCAGACGCTAGGAGTTGAAGTTCTTGCTCGTCGATAAACTCCGCAAGGTTTGCGTCGAAATTTTCTGCTCTGGGTGCCTCTTTTTCAAGGCTAATCTCCATCCCATCGATGCCGATGCGAACTGCTTCTGGGTCTACAATTTCGATCTCAATCGGCTCCATCTCGGCAGCCATAGCTTCAAGACCCATCGGAGCCTGCATCAAACTTCTATCGACGGCCATCTAAATTCTCCTAGTAATACCCTTCGCGCCTGTTGCTCTTGAACCACTTAGTTGGCTCTGGCTCGTCAGTTGGCAGGCGAATAAATCCACCTTGGCGGAAACGAAGAAGTGCTAGAGTTGTCGAGTCAACCAAGTCATCATGTGTTCCACTCGGGAAATCGTTACACTCTTCGACTACTTCTCTGGCCCACCTGTGGTCAGTACACCAGACTATACCTGAAGAAAACAAGTCTGACACAGCGTTCACTCGGCTGATCTTGTCCTGCCCCTTACCCGGCGTGAACTCACTGATGGGTACACCCATCCGGCGAAACTCTTGGTACAGCGCGGCACCGTTGGACTTCTTTTCAACAATGAACGTGTCCGGGTTCCACTCCTTGTACTCCTCCAACACCATCGCCTTTAGCTCGGGGAACTCCAGTCTTTGTTTTATGGAGTTCAGTAGGATGATGTTGTAGTTCTTGGTCTCCTCGTTGAAGAAGACCCCCCACGTGGTCAGGGCATTAAAGTCCGAGCGGTTTGTCTTTTCCTGCGCGGCGTCGAGGCTCATAATAATGTGTTCGCACGGGGGTGGATTCTCTCCCTCCCATACCTGCCACCACTCACGCTTGAGGAGTGCGCCTTCCTCCGAGGTCGGCTGCTGCATGTACTGTGCTTGCCAATACCGCACATCCATCGAGGCTTTCTTCGCCAGAAGCTCGTCGATACCCCAGAAGTCAGGCCACAGGGGTTTCTCATTTAATATGGCCGGGAACTCCACGACTTCCCACTGGTCTGCCCCGTCTTCGCGGGTCATGTGGTCCACGATCTTCCCGGTCAAGTCCATCTTCGACCACCGCGTCATCACCACGATGATCGCGCCACCCGGCATTAGTCGCTGGACCGGTCCTGATTGGAACCATTCCCAAGCCGGTTCAAAAACGTCTGCGCGACCTTGTTTAGCTTCCTGTTCTGAGTGGGGATCATCAATAATGAACAGATCAGCGCCTCGACCAGCAAGAGCACCGCCAACACCGATAGCAAAATACTCGCCGTTAAAATTAGTACCCCATCGAGAAGCAGATTTAGAGTCGGCTTGAAGCTCCACGCTCGGGAAGATGTCACGGTAGTTCTCCGCTCCCACCAAGTTACGTACCCGACGACCGAAGTTCACCGCCAAATCCGCCGTGTGGGAGGCCATGATGACCTTCTTATGGGGAAACTTGCCTAGGAACCACGCAGGAGCCAAGTAACTGATCATCTCTGACTTGCCGTGACGCGGGGCGATGTTCACGATCACCCTTTTCTTCACACCGTTGGCGATTTCTTCGAAAATTCTCGCTAGTTTCCGGTGGTGGGGACCCACTTTATAGCCGGGGTACACATGATTGATGAAGTCGAGGAAGGAATCCTTCCCCTTTGCCTGCGTAATCTGCTGCTGGTAGTTCTTCAATAGCTCTGCAACCCGACGTTTCTCTTTGTCGGGCATCATCGGCAACGCTGCTTTGAGTTTTTGCAGCTTGTCAGGCGTTAATTGCAGGCTCATGCGGCAGAATTGGGCGGTTCTGGGTTAAGTTCTTCGTCTGTCGGCACCCAAAGTGCGGCAACGGGGTGCAAACACACCTCGCAAAACACTCTTCCGTCTACTGATAGGAAGAAAACCGGCTCTTCACAGTTCCCACAAGCCACGATGGTGACTTCTTCTTGAGCCTCGACCGCTTTTTTACCCTTCTTGCCCTTAAATTTGACGATATCACCCATTGCTAGGCCCACTTTTCTCTTCGATAACCTTGTACTCGATGCCTTCTAGCACCGAGAGAAGCTCCTTCTCGACTTCTTCGATGGGCTTGATGATGTGTGTTGTTTCTGTACGACGTTTAAAGGCGTCAATCCCGTCCACTTCGCCCAGTGCTTTCAGCGCAGAGACGCGAGTCTTGGGGTCATCGGCTGCTTCGACTGTCTCAAATAACTTATTAACCACATAGAGTTTTAGCTCCGCCAAATCTTTGACGATCATGTGGTTGTACCTTGCAGCAATCCCAGCATACATAGCGATGACTTCGTTCGGATAGATACTGAAGTCAGGCTTCTTCTCAGGGTTCTCCACCATCTCACGCGCCAAACTTTTGGCGGCATCCGCATCCTCGTCTGTCGGGATGATCGGCGTCTGCGTGATGTCCGAGATCAACTTAATTGTCCTAGCCCTCATGTCGATTTCGTCAGGCACGGACAGTTCAGGGAAAGCTTCACGAGCGTTGGTCGGAAGCGGAATGTTGTCTTCGATGTCAGGGACGAGCGGCTGGGTTAGCGGGTGAGCTTCCATGTCTGTGGATAGTACAAACAAAATATATAAAAGCAAAGAGCATGGTACCAAAACGATGACGGGGGGGTTTTCTATATGAAGGGGGTGGGGTAGCCAAGTTTTGAAAAATGCGACGTTATTTGTGTGGATTCAGGGGTGTGGGGGGAGCGCGGGACTCCTAACGCGATTTGGGGGGTGCCGGGGTAGTGGGGTGAGCCTTTCGGCTGAATAGTGATTCATTTCTAGGTGAAACTTTACTTATCGATTCGCCTGATATATAACTATCTCACGCCACGCAATTCCGCGTGACGCAATCAGAGAAAGGAAAATCGCAATGCAATCACTTAACTTGCAGAAAATCGACAAGGCCGACTTGACGTCTATCGGTTACGCGGTCGCCTCACAAGGCGACGTTACAGAAGTACTGGCGCGCGAATTGGTGCGCCGTTACCCCACCGGCGAGTTGTCCGACGAGGCTAAGGCTGAATTGGAAAAGGGCATGATTGGCCGTAAGGCTGAACTCATGGGAGAGGCGCTGTATATCCACAATGGCAACGAGTACAAGGCTATCAAGTCGCTGAAAGAGGCCAAGCCTGACGATGCTGTGACTAGCATTACTGTAAAGTATGCGTCGGGATTGACCGCGTACGAGTTCGGCCAACTGAAAACCAACGACCCGGCCAAGTATGACATTGTTGCAGCGTGGCGCAATGCGGTAAACAAGTATAAATCGAATCGCATGAATGCCCTGATGTCAGCGATCAAGGCGGTACTGAATAACGCGAAAGGTCGAACACGCAGCGCCAACAAAGCCTACGCGGAGTTTGTAAACGCGACGGCTAAGATACTCGTAGATCGACGCAAGACGGCCGCGAAGAATAGCGACGTCACGGCTCCAACCAATAAAGAAGAATTGAAAAAAATGATCTGCGACGCAATCGACAAGGCCTAACACTTCCCAACTTCGCCCGGTGGCCGCAAGGTCACCGGGTATTTTTTTGCCTGCGCGAAGCAGGATTGAAGCC